TATTTACTGGTAAGAAAGCTATGAAAGAGATTGTTGAAGCCTCTAAAAAGTTAGAAAATACAGCAAATCCAACTGTTGAACAAAAAAGAGTATTTTTAACTGCCGTGTCTAATGCCTTCCGACCAGGGCAAGCAATTGCTCAAACTACACAAGAGGGCGTGAGAGACACATCAAATCAAGTACAAGCATTATCTGAAAGTTCTGGTATTAATCAAGCTATTGGAAATGTAGTAAGTAACACAACAAATCAAATGCAAGGTATAAAATCAGTAAATCCAGCAACAAATGTTGGTAAGATAGATGTTACCCAGCCAGGTGTTGGAGCTTCTCTTGGTTTATCGCCAGCCGATCAAGCTATAGCAGCTAGACGTAAGCCTCAATCACCACTTTCAGCTAACATGGAGCAATTTGGAGAGTTGTTTAACAGATGAACACAGATGAATTAAGAGAAGAATTAAAAGAAGATGAGGGTTGTAAGTACGAGATATATCTTGATCATTTAGGGTTGCCTACATTTGGTATAGGTCATTTAGTTACTGAATGGGATGAAGAATATGAAAAGCCAGTAGGAACACCAGTATCAGAAGAAAGAGTAAATAACTGCTTTAAAGTGGATGTTGAAGGAACAATATCAGAGTGCAAAAAATTATTTAATAACTTTGATGATTTGCCAGAAGAAGTTCAAAAAATCTGTGCGAACATGATGTTTAATATGGGTAGACCCAGATTAAGTGGATTTAAAAAATTTATTGCCGCATTGGAAAATAAAGACTGGCAAGAATGTGCCGTTCAAATGGAAGACAGCCGTTGGCACAAACAAGTAACAAACAGAGCGAATCGCCTAATTTCAAGAATGAGAGCGGTCGAGGGTACCTAATCCCAAAGTCTTAACATTGCTGTTAATTTCATACTTTTCATATTCTGTATCAACCATTAAACCAATTTGTTGGCGTATATTTCTTCTTTCTTTGTCACAAATAATTTTAAGTTTATTATACGTAGATAAATCAATTCCTATTGACTTGAATCTTGATGTATCTGCCATTATACTACCTCCATGAATTATAAATACCCAATTATACCCAATAAAACCCGAAGACCCAACAAATATTTTGCGAAAAAAACTGTCGCTATGGGATTAAAGTTTGATAGCAGATGGGAAGCAGAGCGTTGGGGGCAATTAAAATCTATGGAAAGAGCTGGTGTAGTTGATCAATTAGAAAGACAAGTTAAATACGAACTTAAAGTTAATGATGTTAAAATATGTAATTACATAGCAGACTTTACATATTTATTAATTGAAGAAGATGGCTCATCAAGGTTTATAGTTGAAGATGCTAAAGGTGTCCTAACGCCAGAATTTAAGCTTAAAAAAAAGCTTATGCTCGCCATACATAATATAGATATTTTACTTAGTTTTAAAAAAAAATAATATTCTGTATTGACAAGCAGGATTTGTGTGCCTATGTTTTAGGTATCTAGTGTCTATTTTATAAAAGAGAAAGGAATAATTATGGATTTAGATTTTTTAAGCATGCCTTTACAGGATGTGTTCAAGTATCGTGAAGACTTGAAAGCACAAATCCAAGCGTTAAAGGATAAACAAGCTATTCTTAATGATGATCTTGCTATCAGATTTGGTAATACAGCAAGAAACAAACTCATTGAGGATGGTAAAGATTATGGCTCTATTACGTTAAATGAAGAGGGCTATAAAGTAAAAGTAACTCTAAGGCAGAAAGTCACTTGGGATCAAGAAGGTCTTGCACAAGCTTTGATGAATATGGATCAAGATGATGCTAGACACTATGCTAGGATTACCTATGGCATTGATGAGCGTAAGTACAACAATGCACCTCCTGCCGTAAAGTCAAAACTACAAGAACACAGAACTGTAGAAGTTACAGGTGCAAGTGTTGATATCACTGAGGGATCATAAAATGAGTGATATTAATAATTTGCAAGAAGTCTTAGATTGGTTGAAAACGTGTCCACACAAATTTAATGTTTCAAGTTTGTCAAATGGTCACGTCTTCATTAAAATTAAAATCCCAGAGGACGATGTAGAAGTAAAGGAGGATAAAGATGGCTCTTAAAATTATTTCAGCTGAAGAAAGATTAGCAGAAAAAAAAGGTCATAAGATTGTAGTCTGTGGTCAAAGTGGTGTGGGCAAGACAACTCTTGCACGTACTCTTGATCCAGATACTACTTTATTTATGGATTTAGAAGCTGGTGATGCCGCTATTGAAAGATGGCCAATTGATGTTATTCGCCCAAAAACATGGGAAGAGTGCAGAGATTTTGCTTGTTTTCTTGGTGGGCCTAATCCTGCTTTGACACCAGAGCAACCATATAGTGTTGTGGAATATGAGAGAGTTTCACAAATGTATGGTGACTCTATTGCCATGATGCAGAAATACGATTCTATTTTTGTAGACAGTATTACTGTGGCTGGTAGACTTTGTTTTCAATATTGTCTTGGACATGCTGATAATAAATCAGATAGAACAGGCAAGATTGATACAAGGGCTGTATATGGTATGCAAGGTCGTGAGATGATGTCATGGCTTACTCATTTGCAACACATTAGAGATAAAAACGTAATTTTTGTTGGTATCTTAGATGAAAAGGTAGATGACTACGGCAGATCTGTATACGAACTACAAATTGAAGGAGCTAAAACTGGTCGTGAACTTCCAGGTATTGTTGATGAAGTTATCACAATGGCTGTAATGCCAAGTGAAGAACATGGTCCATTTAGAGCCTTTGTTTGTCAAACACTTAATCAATGGGGTTATCCAGCAAAAGATAGGTCTGGTCAATTAGAGATTATTGAAGAGCCTCACCTTGGTAAGTTGTTGGCAAAAATTAGCGGAAGATCGACAGAAAAAAATGATTTAAATTTTGTTGATCCAAATACAATCAATTCTAGCGAAAAGGAGACAAAGTAATGATTGATTTTAATGAAGTTCCAAACGATTCAAATAACAGTTTTGAATTAATTCCAGCGGGTACTGTTGCTCGTGTTATTTTAACAATGAAAAGAGGTCCTGAAGTTATTCCAGACTACTCTACTCAACCTCTGTTTAAACAAGGTCAGACTGGCACAAAATGGCTTGAATGTGAGTTCACAGTCGTTGGTGGAGCTTACGACAAGAGAAAGTTTTGGCAAAACATCATGGTTGATGGTGGCAAGATTAATCCAGAAAGTGGCATGCCTTGGTGTAAAGAGATTGGCATTAGAACTTTTAGAGACATTATCAATAGTGCTTTTGCTTTAGACCCAAATGATACATCACCAGAAGCAGCAAATAGAAGAAAGGTAAATGATCTTACTGCTTTAGATGGTGCAACCTTTTGTGTGAAAGTTGCTGTTGAAAAAGGTACAAATGGTTATGCAGATAAAAATAAGATGTTAGTTGCATTAGCTCCAAATAGTAAGGAGTACATTGGTGTAAACACACCACAAATGCAACAACCAGTTGGACAACCTCAAGTAACACAACCTAATGTGGCTCAACCACAAGTACAGCAAACTGCTAATAATACTGTACCTAGTTGGGCAAAACAATAGGTTTCTAGATTTCTAGCGGCAGGACACCTTTCTCGTCTGCTAGAGTCGGTTTTGGGTAGCACCGATGCCGCAAAGCTACCCAACATTTTAGGAACACAAACATGATTTTAAGACCATACCAACAAGTGGCAGTAGATGATGCCTCAACTGCTTTAGACAAACATAAAAACACAATTGTAGTTGCACCAACAGGTGCTGGTAAAACTATTATGTTGTCTGCTTTGGTTGGTAAAAGATTTAAAAAAGGAAACAAAGTTCTTATTTTGCAACATAGAGATGAGTTAGTAAGACAAAATAGAACAAAGTTTTTAAGAGTAAACCCAAACATTACCACTAGCATTGTTGATGGATCAGAAAAAGACTGGTCTGGCAGTACAATATTTAGCATGGTGCAAACACTATCAAGAGAAAACAATCTTAATAACATCAATCATTTTGACTTGGTTGTTGTAGATGAAAGTCATCATGCAGTAGCAGACACATATGTTCGTATCATTGATAAAGTTAGGCAAGCTAATGAATCCGTTGAGATTATTGGCTTTACTGCAACACCTAATCGTGGTGATAAGAAAGGTTTAAAAAAGGTATTTACCAACTGCTCACATCAAATTGAGATTAGCACATTAATTAGAGAAGGCTTTCTTGTTCCACCTAAAACATATGTTGTTGACGTTGGTGTGCAGAAGGATTTAGAAAATGTTCGCAAGACTGTAACTGATTTTGATATGTCAGAAGTCGAAAAGATTATGAACAAAAGAGCCATTAATGAAAAGATAGTTGAAGAATGGCAAGATAAAGCTGGCGAAAGAAAGACAGTAATCTTTTGTAGCACCATTGTTCATGCACAAGATGTATGTGATGAGTTCAGACGTAAAGATATTAGAACAGAAATTGTTACTGGTGATACACCAAGCGAACAAAGAAAACAAATCTTACATGATTTAGAACATGGTGATGTTCAAGTTGTAGT